GGCATTTTATACTCCTATCATTGGTATTAAACCATTAAGTTCAATTTCTTCATAAGTATCTGTAATTATTGTGGTATATATTTTATATTGTCTTTGAGATTTTTTATTAAAATTGCCATAAACTATTTCTACAGTAGTATCTTGTACAGATGTTACACCTTCCACTGACATAATAGCTTCTTCTATATCTGCTATTAGCAAAGACTTGTTTTGAAGTCGTGTACCGTAAGGTATACCGTAATCACTATCCAAAAACCAATCACCAGCCCAGCATTGAATAGCTAATTTTACTTTTTGAATAATTAAGTTTCTGCCAGTAATATAGTTGTTGTATATAGCTTTATTATCAAAATCTAAAGTTAAATCTCTCATTGGTATACCTGTGTTTTACTTTTCTATTTTAGAACAAGATTTAACAAGTGAAATAAACAATATTATGGTCTAATATCATCAATTGTTATGGGGTCCATTGTTATATTTAGTTTATCATAATTTAATTTTGTACCATCTTTTAAAGTATGGGCTGGAATTTGATTTTTTAAATCAGCTAAAGCGTTTATTTCAGACGTAAGTTGTATTAATTTAGGTGTAATAGAAATTGTAAAATCTGTAATTAAATCCATAGCATTTTGATACGGCTTTGTATATAATTGAATTATAGATGAAACAATTGATACTATTGTATCTATACTAATTTCACCAGTTATAAATTGAAGATTTTCGACTATTTCGTTAGACGAAGCCCAAGTCTTTTTTAATTTATCAACTACTTTTTGTCTCTGTATAGCAAGTTTTGAATTTATTTCTTGACTTGCATGCTCACACATTTCATCAACTTTTTCTTGAGCTTTATCTTTTGGAAACTCTTGTATATTATCAATTTGACCTAAATAATTAGTAGTAACTTCTGTTACACCCTTAATTGTATCAGATAAACTATCTATATTATTGCATAAATTTTTACCTACATCTGTTTGAGCTTCAGTCATCGTTCACCTTTCTAGTTTATTGACATTATAATACCATCTACTACACTTATAGTTTTACCGTCAACACTTCCAAATGTCCCAGTAGCACCGTTTTGTATATTAACATCACCGTTTAAATTTATTGACGGGGATGTTATTGTCGTACCAGTAGAAGATGTAAGGTTTATGGAAGATTTAGAAGTAGCATTATAATCACCTATATCACTTGCATATACTTTATAATTACCATTTTTTAAACCTAAAACGATAGGTTGGTTCACTGGTATGTCTATAAGTTTGTTGTTTGGTATAAAACCATTTATAAAAATACCATTATTTAACGAGTGATAATACGTATCACCTGTTAAAGCTTGATTACCACTATCTATAAAATTATAAGCATTAAAATCCAAAAATTCTACAACGCCAGTATCACCTAATTGTACAGGCGTTATTATATAAGCGGAAGATGTATAGTTATTATACAACAATGGTATATTTAAAAGAAGTGGAAATTTAGAATAATACCCAAATCCCGTATCTTCTTCACCAACTATTTCAACATCAACAGTTGCACCATATATAGCTACAACTTTCGCAGGTAAATGTACACGAATTTGTTTAGAGCGTTCATTATCTACAATTTCTTGTCTTGTACTATCTTTTTCAGCCCTTAAAAGTTTACTGTATATACTTTCTGGTGTATTATTCATATTTTACCGTCACTTTTGTTTCACACTCTTCACTATAATTAGAAAAAGAATTTTCAAGTTTTACTATTTGAAAAACTCCGTCTATTTCTTGTCTTTTATTCATTAATTTTACAAAACCATTTACAGCTAAAACTGGTAAATAAGGTGCACTAAATTCTATTTTTTTATCTTGTAAATATTTAGGTTGTTGAGTATTATCTTCGTCAAATTGATAATATATGATTACACCTTCTGGATTTTTACTTGACACGTAAACGGTGTTATTTTGTATAGAAGCGGTACATCCGATGTAAGATGCGACCTTACTTAACGAGTTTCTTACATTATCATGTATTATGATAGGAAATGTTACATTTGTTAACTTGACATTTTTGTCAAAAACTATTTCCATACCGATACTTTTAGCAAGGTCGGTTAATATTTTTTTTACATTAAACCCAGTTTTATATGATTTTGATACAAAAGTACCTATATCGGCACCATTACCCTCTTGTAAAATTATTTCTAAATAATCGTCAGCATCATCAACTATTTGTTGTATAGACGGGGTAAGATATTTTATTTTTGTAGTTGAAGCCCCCTTTTTTGACCTATTTTTGTTATATACTGGTTTTGATTTCTTTTCTGTATCTTTTGGTAAACCTTCAAAAGCCCTTTGCCATAAAAGTTGTCCATTTTCATCTTTTGCACCATATTGACTTGTATATATTTCTACATATTTACAGTCTTTTATTATTTGGTTCATATGTTCATCTGTAAGATTATAAATACGCAAGGTGCACTCATTAGGGTCTTTCTCATCGGTAAACGTGGCTTCAAAATTCATATCAGCATCTTCAATTTCAATATTTGGACCGTAAATTTTAACTTTAATTCTATTACGAAATTCAAGCAAATCAGCCATTATTACTCACCTACCGTTTCAGTGTCTATAATATGTCCATCATCGTAAGATGTAAATTGAAAATAAAAATTGTGTAAAGTGTCTTGATTTAAAGGTAAATTTTTGCCATCTAAATCATAGCAATTTATATAGTATGGAAATTCCATGCTATTATTAGGTTGGCACAAACAACTTTCTAAGGTTATAATTTTACCAGCGATTATTTTATTGCTATCGCTTATATCATTTTTATATATATCTACGAATACATTTTCATCTCTTCCAGAAGACCTAAACACAAGAATTAAAGTCATTTCTGAACCAAGTTGAAATATTTGTATATACTTCATATATGTACTTATATTTGGTAATTTCATTAAACTTATTCGCATATTTTGTTTACCTATTTGTTCGATAATTTTTTTGCACCATAGCTCCAATCCATTTTAGGTGCTTGTTTTTGTAAATTATATACTTTAAAAATTACTGACCCGTCACTTGTATTAAATTGACCGCCACCAGCATAATTTACACCTTTTATCAATACCCTACCTAAATTTCCCCTACTATCGTATCCAATACGAGTATATTTTGTAGGAACCATCACATATTCTGCATTTCTCCCTTGGTATACTCTTATATAAGTCATTTTGTCGTGAGACACAGCAGCTAAATCTGGCATATCATTTGGATGTTTTTTATACCATACCATATCATAATTATCACCATTTATTTTGTTATTATGTTTTAACCATTGTGCACCATCTTCAACCGTTTTAAAATTACCATATACAGTTCCAGTGCTTTTGTTATAGCTTGTAGTTAATAATGTTAATTTGCCACCATCTCCAGTATACGTTCCAGTATGTCTGACACCAGTAGTTTTACCTCCATTCCTTCCATTTAACCTAGCACTACCACCAGCACCATATCCTCTTGTAGCACCATAGTTATCGCTATCAGAATAGCCTTTTTTGTTTACAGTTGGGAAATATTTTCTATCTGATACAAATGTTTTTGTTAAAAATTCTTCAATAGGCTCTATAGTAAAAGAACATTCATATCCATTACCACTTCCTTCGTCTTTTGTAAATGACAAAGAAGAAAACACCACATTAGATTTTTTATACATATGACCAGAAGATAAACGTATATAAATATCAAAAGCAGTATAGCTATTAGCTATTTCTATGAGTTTGTTTTTTACTTTTTCAATATTGTCTATTTCTCTTTCATAGTCGTATCTTGAACTTAAAACCTTATTGGTTAATTTAACTGTAAATTCCTTTTTGAATGGTTGAGGCAATAAATGTGTTGTATAATCAGAACCGTTTTCTACTTTTCTGCGTGGGATTGTAATTTCATAACTTTCAGTGTCAGACATTGTTACGCCAAGTAGTAAACCAACATATTTAACATCTCTGGTATCAGAAATAACAGAATTTACTTTACTAGGTGTTTTATGAAGTTTATTTCTTACAAATTGTTGCAATTTATTTTTTGTCTGTTTACCAAGTTCTGCCATAAAACCTATAGAATTTTCGCTTGCAATTGAAGCAAAAGCTTCATGTGGGTCTGAAAACCCAATAGAATTAGCTACTTTTTTAGCAATTTCACCAAAAACATTTACTGTTAAATTAATAGCATTATTAGTAACTTTTTTGCTATCACCAGTTATCATACCTATTAACGCATTTACAACTACTCTTTTTGTACCAGAAGGTAAAATATTTTGTGACAAATATTTAGCTATGCTTTCTACATTTACATATCTTCTATTACCAGTATAAGCATAGCTTGTATTTACTAAAGAGTTATTTATTGCGTTGTTTAATTGGGTGGTGTATTCTAATTCTTCGGCTTGGCTTGTTGCTAAATCTTCATATGTGCTATATATAGAGCCACTAATTTTATCACGCCAAACTATTGTTAAATAATTATTAGGTGCGAGTTTATCAATAGTAATTGTATTAGGGTCTGTTATTCCACCATTAGGTAAAGCTACTTGTGTAGCTTTTTGTATAGCGTTTGCTAATGATGGTACAGTTGTTCCGTTTATTGCGTTTGTTATTGCGTTTTGACTCATATATTATCCTCTATTTAGAACGAACCAGCAAATCCTTCTACTTTTCCTATTCCACTTTCAGGTTTGTTAAATAAATTAGACCAAAAACCTTCTTTCTTCTTGTTATCTTCTAATGTTGCACGTTTAATCATATCTTGTAATTCTTCATATGTTAAAAAGCTTCCATTAAATTGAAGCATTATTTGACCATTGTCATTTATTACAACATCGCGACTAGCTTCTTTACCTAAATAATAACTTGCTTTTTGTTGTAATTCTCGTGCTGACATTTTGCCACCACTTTCATTATAAGCTTGTTGTAATAATTTAAGTGTAGCTAATGTATTAGATTGACTAACGCCCATTGTAGATAACCAGTTTGACCAATTTGTAAAATTTTGTTTGCCTCCACCTTCCCCTTTAAATTTTCCCCAAATCCATCTACAAAGACGGCAAATTTCTGGCAACCACATTATTGCAGCTACCCAAGGTCCACCAAGAAAACCAATTAGTTTAGGTATTAATGTTTTTAAACCGAAACTGCCCAGTGCTTTGACACCACCTTTTAAAACAGCACCAGTCATAGCTTTACTAAATCCAGCCTTCCACATAAGCCAACTTGCAAATTCGCCAGGTCTAGCCTTTGTAAATAAATATTTTGTAAACTTAAAAGATTTAAGTATATACATAATTGCTACACTCATAGCAATATCTTTTAATATAGATAAAATTTGAGGCAAAAGTTCAAATATTTTACCTACACCTTTAGCAATAGAACCTAAAACTTCTGCAAGTTTAGCGTAATCAATTTTTAATAAAGCATCTTTAAAACCTTCTAATATTTTTATAATAGCCTCATTTCCACCTTTTTGTGAAAATTCTATCATAAAATTATATCCCATATTTTTAATATAATTTGAAAGTGCATCTGGTTGTTGTAAAGCCATTTTTAATGCTTGAGGTGTAGCAAATTGCATTTTAGCATATTTAGAAAAGTTTTTGATAAATTCGTTTATTAAAGGTTGATTTCCCTTTGCTTGTTTTTGAAATTTTTCAAACCAATCTGTACCTGTTATGCCTAAATCTTCTACAGCTTTTTGTGCCAAGCCCATAGCATTAGGAACATGTGTACCTATTTGCATACGCAAGTCTTGAGAGTAAATTGACCCCTTTGAAGCCATTTCACGCAAAGCATATGTTACACGTTCAAATTGATAAGGTGTTAAGTGTAAAACACGAGAAACTTCTGTCCAATCTTTAAAAACTTGTTGAGCACCACTGCTTCCCATTGATTTAGCAGCAGCCGCATAAAAAATAGAATAACTATCAGCAGTTGATTTAATGTCTTGAGCTGTATCTGTAGCAACTTTTCTTATATAATCAAATTCTTCACGTGCCCTTTTTTGGTCCCCAGTGATAGCAAAAAACCTAGATTGCATAGCACCTAAATCTTTTTCAAACTGAAGATATTTCATTCCCATATCTATAGCGTTGCTTATATTAAAGCCACCAAATAGTTTAGTAGACATAGCCTTTAATAAACTACTTGTTTTATTGGCTTGTGCACCCATATTTTTAAGACTTTTGGTAGTCTTATTTAAGCCAGAAACATCTGACTTTGCGACTATGTTGAGTAATAAACTTGCTAATACACTATTTGCCATAAATTATTTTTTACCTGTGTTACAGAACATTTCGAATGTTTCTGCATCTTTTTGAGAAATAATATCTGCTGAAATATTAATAACGTCTATTAATTCCCATTTTGCTATTTCTTGCGGTGGTTGTTTAAGCTCTAATGCTACCATTTTAATAAATGTATTTATAAATTCGGTACCATCTGGGAAATTTTTTTCTATAGAATTACCTCTGTATTTTTTTGAGATTTCTTCTTGCTTGTTTTGGTCGATTTGTTTTCTTCGCCATTCCGTAAAAGTAGGGAGGTAATCTGAGGAATTTCTACGCCTTGCATTTCTAAGTTCTTTATTATTTCTCTCCAGTTTATTCCAGCTATTTTCTCTGTCACAAAACCAGATATAAAAGTAAAAAAATCTTCGCAGTTGAACCTCAACGCTTCATATCCTAATTGCATTAATGTAAATGGTTTGCATTGAAATTCCTCTTTCCAGTCTTTTACTAATTCGTTATTTTTCTTTAAAACCATAGGGTTTATAAGTTCTATAAAACTTTTCATGACTTTATCACTTTTTAAAGATGTACGGATTTCTCTATTTAAAGCGTCTATATTACCATCAAATAAAGATGTTACTAACGGTGCAAAATCACTAATTAATTCAATAGATATAGCACCAGATACATCTGCTGGGACAGCAGTTAAAGTGTAAATGTTTCCGTTTACTTCTACAGTTGTAGTTCTCATAAATAAATCTCGCTTTCTTTATTATTTTATACATCTTTATTTTAGACTATGATATAATCTATATAAAACAAGTGGTAAACAAAGCGAGATGTTTACCACTCATTATATTAGAAGATATTATATAAATTAATCTTCTTCTATTTCACTTGCACAATCCCAAGTTACTTCAATTTGGTTATTAGTACCGGGTTGAACATCACCAAGTTGTTTAACTTGTGCAACGTCTACCCTGTAAGTAATAGGGTTGTCTGAATTTGTATCTCTTACGATAAGTTCACCACGGGTTCTGTTATAGTAACATTGTCTTATATACTGATAGCCTTCACTAGAAACATACAAGTTTAAAGTGATAGTTCTGTCACCATCATAGTGTTGTTGGCTTTCAGAATACCCTTGTAAACCCCAGTTAGTTTGAACACGTTCAGGTCTTTGAATAACTGGACCGTCTTCACCCCAACCTGTTACACTTCTACCGTTAAAAGATACATATACCTTCTGCGGGTCTTGATTTGCCATTTTTGTATCTCCTTATTTTTAGTATGCTAATGTTACTGCTATTCTCTTCGCTACACCAGCCAAATTCATTGTACATTTTACAATAAATTCTTTTCTAGCATAATAGTCATAATATTCTCTTTTTACTGTAGCTATAGGTATAACGTGTATAGTATATGATTTATCCATTTCGCCAGTGGTTTCATCTGTAGAATCAGTTGCCAATATACCATCTGTTTTCATACTAGCTAAAACTTTATTTACTTTACCGTAAACAATAGTTCCACCATTGTCATCGTAAGGTATATCTTCTTCTAAAGCATCCATTAACCCAGCTTGTAAAGAAAGAACAATTCTGTCAATAGCAATCATTTTTTCTATTTCTTCACCGCCAGCAGTTGTACCATTAGCTGAGGTTAAATATCTTGTAGAATAATCGCCAGCACCACCAATAAAAGGTACATAGAAGTTAGCATTTTTATCTGTTAATGTACTTTCTTGTGCATCTGTTAATTTATCTACAGTAATAGCGGAAGGTCTTTTATAAGAAGCACCTTTAGCACCGATAGGATAACCAGCAAGTATAGATGCTATTGCACCAGCTAAGCTTTCGGTGTCATCAGCGTGAAAATATAATGCCGTTCTAGTGTAATTAGATTCTTTTAACAAAGAAGCTAAATCACCACTAGTATCCCCGAATATATCATCACTTGATGTTTGAGCGAACAACAATTTACGTTGATTTTGCACCCAATCACCAGTAGATATTACATCAGCATCACCAGTTTGGTTAACCAAAGTGAAATAAGCATTTTTATATCCGACTCTATTTAAAGCATCTAAGAATGATTCATCAGAGTCTTTCTTTTCTATTACAACAAATCTTCTTAAATTAGACTGGTTAACACCATTGTTATTTTTTTGAGTGAAAACACTTGAACCTATTTTGTAAATAGGTGAAGTTGTAAGGTATTTCTCAGCTAATGCTTGGATAGAAGCATATTCTTCATATCCATCAGCACTAAAAGTCTGTCCTTCAATTAAATCACCTGTAGTTTCAGAAGTGGTTTCAGCTACTGGTGTAACAAGAGCTACATTTAAGAAATAATCCAAAATAGAAGTAGAAATGCTTTCCACTGTTTTTATTTCGATTATATCATCTTGTTGAGCCATTTTATTTTTCTCCTTTATATTTACTCATCATTTCTAAAATAAATCGTAAATTTGTCTAATAAGTTATTATTATCGTCTGACAAAGATATTTCTGCACCATTCGCCAATTCAGCCTTTTGAATTTGTACATCATCCCAACCTAATTGTATTGTAAATGTATACCTAAAAAATGTATCCGTGTCAGCCCAATCAGTTGTGGAATCAATATCGGTTAATACAGTAATACCAATTTGTCTTGGATAATATTCATTGCCTTCAAACCAATCGAGTTTTCCATCCCCATTGAAATACTTTCTTAATTGTCTAGCAACTTTATGAGCGAATGTATCTGCTTGTAGTGCTGTTCGACCTATTTGTTCGTTCCCCATATCAAATACATCTATAGCAACCTCAAGATAAGACCTTGTAGTAGTCTTTTTTAAAAGCACATCGTCAGCACTTCTAATATAACTGATTTCATCATAACCTTCAGAAACATCACTACTTACACTAAGCATACAATATGGATGTTTAGGTTGGTATCTGACTGTATCAGCCCAGAATACTTTGGTATATACATCACCTCTACTTGTAGTGTAATCCCCAAATTCACTAGGATAAGTTTCGGTGAGTTGATTTTTTACAGCTACTAATAGAGAAGCTTTGACGTCTTCTAAAGTATCGTTAATCAGGGTCATTACTAATCTCCTTAACAGCTATAAAACATTTATAATAAAAATTTTTATCTTCAAAATAGTTGTCTTCTGGTGGGACAACTATTTCATATTCCTTCCCATCTTTTAATCTTTCAATTATGAGTTCTTTTTTAGGGAATGGCTTTGTAAAATAAACTTTTCTAATATCTTTAATTTTTAAACCGTCTGGTAGTTGTTCCCAATCTTTTTTATCTGTAGGTCTTATAAAAACCTTCCAGTTTCTATAACGCCTGTATTTATAGGTTTCACCTTCTATCGGGTCATATTTAGATACCCTATATTTTAGATTTATTTTTTCGCCATATTTTTCTATAGCGTTTACAACCCTTTGTGCATATTCGTTATAATCTGGCATTTTATTCCCTTAATTGAAACTTACAATTTTATTCTAGTTGATTATTTGTTTGTGTTAAGCGTCTTAACGGTTATTCTTTGTTCACTGCTTATAATACCTCTATCGGTCAACGAATCTATAGTTTTTAAAGTTTTGTCTATAATTCTGGCATTTTTTTCATTCCAGTAATTATCTGCATTTTTAGTGCCACTTTTATATATTCTATATTTGATAGCGTTATATATTCTATCTTGTTCATCTTTTAAGGGTGTACTGGAACCTTTAGCCCTTTTTGTTATCTTATGGTTAGGTTTATTGTCGTGAACATTATTTTTCATTTCTTCTGTTACGATACGTGCGATTGTGTTCCAGCTTGATGAAACTCTACCACCACCAATTTTGAGTAAACCGTTTAAAACATTGCCAACCCTATCTTTTAATTCAGCACTAGGTTCATTTGCCACTTTTCTTATAAATGAACGGCTTTTTTCTTTTTTTGGTATTACTATTTTTGACCCAGGTGGTTTATACATAACAAACTTACCTTCTTTGTCTAAAAGTGTATATCCTTGGTACCTAGCATCCATACGTTTACTATATTTTTCTATAGTTGATACAGTAACACGCTTATCACCTTGAATATAACTCATTTTACCAACGGTTCTTTTAGCTACTTTATATCTAGGTTTTATATATATAGTAGCACCGAACTCATTTTGATATGCCAATTTTGCAATAGTCATTCTATGACTTTTACCAGCTAAATGACTTATAGATTTACCAGATTTAGCAATTTTATTGTATCTTCTTATAACTTGTTGTTTACCTTGAGCTTGATGTATACCAACAGTAGCATGATAGAGTATAAACTTTTTTAATTTTGTTAAAAAACTTTTATATCTCTTACTTTTGTTTTCTATTCTAAAATCAAATTGTAAAAATGGTTTTCCCATATACTACTCATTATTTAAGTTATCATCTATAAACTTATCATTAGCATGACCAGTTATATTTATTGGTCCTATTTCTTTAGTGGTTTTATCACGTTGATATAATATTTGGTTATCAAAACTTGGATAAAGATTACCATAAGCTTGTTCAATTTCTGTGAATATTCTATCAGTTTTATATACACCACCGAGTATAACAGATGGGTCATATTCTTGATAATCACCGTTTAAAATATCAGCCTTTAATGAATCAGCTAAATCATTAAAATATGTAGCCTTTTGTTTACCATCAGAAATAGTAATATCGCCTATTTTTAAAGAATCACCAAGTGTAGACCCATATTTAATCGCACACATCTTATAACAATCATATAAAGACCAAAGCATATCACCATTATTTTTTTTAATGATGTAATCTAATTCTTCATCTTGGAAGGTTTCATTTTGCGTACCTTCAGCACCTAATCTTAATCTAAGTTGATTGCGTGGTATATCAAGTCTTGTTATATCATATGTAAACGACATTTCTTAAACCCCTTATCTAAGTAATTCTAAAATACCTTCTATATTTTCTTCGGTTATTTTCTTTTTGGTTGCATTTTGTTTTAAACCGAATTTATCTTTTATTTCTGAAAAATCAATTTCTAAATCTTCAGCTAATTGTTTAAATGTTTTACCAACATAATTAAATGTTTTAGCTGTTTTTATAATTTTTTCTTCGTTGTCATACTCTTGTTTAATATTACAAACAATTACGCCAGTTCTAATTAAAGTCATTAGAGTTTTATCTTCAAATTCCTTATAACTTATTTCCTCATTAGCCAATCTTTTCTCGCCATTTAAAACACAATCATGAGCAACTTTTAAATCATACATTTGTAAAGGAATTAAAGAAATAGCACCAGAATCTAATAACATCCTGTCATTAGATGTAAATTTATATTCATAAAGTTTATTTGCTTTATGAAAACCATAATTTACAAAATCTCTATTTGTATAAGCTTGTAATTTAACAATATTTGTGTTGAACATAAATAAATCTCGCTTTCTTTATTATTTTTATATCATATATTTAAAAAGCGGGAGGGCTAACTCCCGCTTCTATATTAGTTATATTTTGAAACTAGATACAATCTACTAAAAGTAAACCAGCTTCTTTGTATTGAATTACAGGTGTAAATCTTTGTTTAACACGTAAGAAAGTTACATCTCTTGATTCATCTTCTCTTTCGTAGAAACCTACACCAGAAGGTGAATTGATGTCGCCGTAGTTCAATCTAACAACTTTCATAGCACAAGGTGCTGTCAAAGAGTTTCTGCCTACGCCACCATCCCAGTAAAGTAACATTTTACCAGATGTACCAAATTTCATATCTTTTCCACCTAAATTAGCTTCGTTTACGATAGCTTCTGTAACATAGATATGTTCCAAGTCGAAAACTTTAGCCAAGAAAGATTCGTCAATGATTTGGTCACGTGTTACAGCGATTAAATCACGGATAAATGGGTTTTCTAAAAGAGCATCCATAACATCATTTGTGATTAAAGCTGCGTTTGGCATACGACCAGAAGCCAATTTAACAACTTTTTTCAAATCTCTGATAGTTTTTGAAACATTGTTTGTACCATCAGTGAATTTAATAAATTGTTGACCAGTTGGGTTAGAAACAACACCAGTATATGTAGTCCAGTTGTTAGCGTCAAAAGCATATTTGCAAACAACTTCTTCATAGTTTCTGTATGCATCAATCATCAATTTATCAGCGATTTCTTGTTTGTAGCCTTCGCCCATTTCTTCCATTGTTTCATAAGCGATAGGTTCTTCAACGCCGTAGTCAGCACATACAAAAGAAACCATTTCAATATCTGTAGCTGTTTCAGCATATTGAGCACCAACTGCTCTTTTTCTCAAAGAATTACGATATAAGTCTTCGATTTTAAATTTAGGATATTCACCCATTCTTTTTGCAACGGTAGCAACACCAAATGCTCTCATAGCAACAAAGTCACGGGTATCTTCCATTAAACCTTCAGCCTTATCTGTGATAAGTCTATTAAAAGTTACTGAATTATTTGTAGCCATTATTTTTTCTCCTTTTATTATTCTTTAGTGTGTCCCGTTACTTTAAAAGAACAGGGATTAATTCGTCTTTAATTCCAGTTGCTAGAGCTTTAGCAACAACAACTGCACCTTCACCAGCTTCTACAAGCTGTCCACTAGCATCTGTAGCTAATTCATCGCCAACAGTTACAGCACCACCTAGACTAGCGAATGTAATATCCCCTATTCTTGCAACTGCAACTGGTGAACCAGCTAATGCAGGACCAGTAATATCTGAAATAATACCATCAATAGCAACTCCAGCACCAGCAATAGTACCAACAGGTGTATTATGGTCTAATTCTGCTTTTACAACTACTGCATAACCTAACTTTCCAGAAAAGTTTGCATCAGCAACAAGTGTAAATTCATTTGTTCTTCCCATTTTATATTTCTCCTTTAATTATATTTTCTCTATTTTGTTATTAAACGTAGAGCTTTATTAACAGAAATTCCTTTAGTTTTAGCTAATTCTTCTGCTTCTTGATACTTTCTATCTTCTTCTGTCATATCATCAGCACTTTTTGTAATAGAACCAACTTCTTTAGTCATTTCTTCGTTTTGTTTAGAAACTTTTTTCAAAGATTCCAAAATAAATTCTTTACTTGCATCATCAAGATTTGATTTTGCAATTGAATAAAGTTTTTCACCAATTTCTTCAGGTGTTCCAGTAAGCATTGAATATTCGTCTTTTGCTTTTTGAAGATAAGACATTTTTTCAATCTCAACTTCTTTTTCAGCCTGTGACTTTTTAAGAGATTCTAATTCAGCTTCTAAATCAGCTTTTTGTTTGATAATCTCTGCAAGTTCAGGGTTTTCAGAAGATTTTTTCATTTCTTCTTCTGCTTTCTTCTTAGCTTCTGCTTCGAGCTTTTTCTTAGCTTCTGCTTCTGCTAAATCCTCAGCAACATCTTCTGCATCGTCAATTTCTTCGTCTTCATCTTCTTCGGCTTTAAAATCAGACGCTTTTTCAACTTCAACTTCTTCTGATTTAACAACAGGAGTTTCTTCTTCTGCTGGTTTTTCTTCTGGTTTAGCATCTTTTTTAATTTCTTCTTGAGCTTCGCCTTCAGTTTTTTCAACAGGAGTTTCTTCTGATGGTTCTTCAGCAGGAGTTTCAGTTTTAGCAATTCCTAGAACAGCAGTTTTGATAACATCTAATGCTTTCAAAACTGGATTTTTTTCTTGTTCTTCCATTTCGCTTTTTTTCTCCTTTGTTATATCTAATGTTTCATTTTGGGGAACAGTATCTTGTTCTTGATTATGAGATTTAGATACTAATGAAACTTCATATTTCCCATCTTGTGTTTTTGTGATAGGCATTTCTTTAAATTTATTTACAAATGCATTAAATAATTTTGCATACTCTTTAGTTTTTTCTTCTTTAGATAGTTCACTCCATTTAATTTGAGACATTGCCTCATCTAAACTATCTTTTAACAACCAATAAATTGCATCATTCATTCTATTTTCAGCCCAATCATTTAAGTAATGTATAAAGGCTTGTTCTGCATCTTCTAATTCTACATCACAGCAATAACAATAGAAATCGCTATATTTTTTTATGCCTTCTAAAACAGGTACAGCTTCGTCTATAGCACCACCGTGGTCTTTAACTATTTCAAATTCTGTTTGTTTATTAGCCCCAGAATTAAAGGTAGGACACAAACTTACTTCGTTTGATTTAGCCATAGTAATCTTAGTAAATTTTTTGCTCATTTTAAAATCCTCTATATTTCTGTATTAGTATCTTCGATTTCAAATAAAAGTTCTTTACAACCTTTACCACCAAAACTAAAACTATTTACCTCTCCATTTTGTATCATATTAAATAGCTCATCATTAACTATAAAGCCACATTTCCATATATTGTCGGTGTATTCATTCCCATTAAAAGCAAATGTTTTTCTTTCTACTTCACTTTCAACTGGTATACCAAAATCTGCATTAAATAATGTATGCGCAAATCCGACATGATGTTTAGATAATATATTAATATTTTCTAAAGTTTTATCTAAGTCAACTGAACCACCTTTTACTATTTGTAAAGTTGTATCAGCAAGTTCTATACTTTTTTCTATTTTTTGTGATAAATTAGATAAATAAGACCAAGCCATTTTTTCAACAGTTTCTGCATCCATAAATTCATGGTGGTAATCGCCATAATCTTCACCACATTTTTCACAAACTGTATGTTCTGGGTCTAAATAACCTATATTACCACATTTTAGACATTTGGTAATTATTTTATCAGTTTCTGGCTCTACCCAGTAATTAGTTTCATAGACTATACCTTTAACAAAATTATCAGCCACTATGTACCCCCTTTCATAGCACCACCGTAGTTACCACGTGGTTTTTGTTCCGCTCTGTTTGAGTTTTGGCGGGTTGTATTTTCTTCATCCATCCCTTCGACTGGTTGTTCATCCAACGCAGAATCACTTGCTTCAGAATCTTCATCTGCATTAAGATAATCAGGGTTTTGAAGAGCAGAGTAATTAACATTGTTAATAGTTTGAGTTTCATATCTGATTTGTGCATTTTCCCATTGGTCTCTGGTCGGTTTAGGAGCCATTTTACCTACCAATTTATCAAGTAAGTAATTATTTAATTCATATGTAGGTGTCATAAGTGGACCACAGTTTTTAGCAACAGATTGAATAAACCAAGAAACAGCTTGTAAATCTAAGTCATCTAAGTTTCCATAGTCTAACTCTGGCATTAAATCTTGGTCAAAATTGTTTACTTCAAATAATAAAGGTATTAATTTTTTATTGACTTGGTTTTTAATTTCATCTAAAATAATACCTATAAAAGATTTATATATTTTAGTTTTTGTTTGTTCGCCAGAAGCACCTTGATATACTTTACTTTTACCCATAAAAGAATCAGATAAAAGACATAATACGATTTCGGTGTTATATCTTTCTATCATTTTATCTGGGTCTAAACCAGTTCCCACTTTACCTTGAATAAGTTCAATATTAAAATCTTTAGAGAACGGTCTTATGATACCAGCCTCTTTACCTTGTTTAACATTTTTCATAAATGCTTCTAGTTGTCTACGAACTTCTGAACTTTCAGCGGTATTATATTTTTTAGACATATATCTTGGTGGAACTTGTATGTCTAAAATTCCAGAAAAACCTCTTTCAAATGTTTCTCTTTGTATACGTTCTATATTTTTTTTATTATAATAAGAATTAAATGTTCCTCTCAAAACACTTTCACCCTCTGGATTACCATTATATCCGTTCATAACAAATTGTAATACTTTATTATAAGGGATTTTAACATCGGCATTATATAAATCGCCATACTGGTGTACGGCATTTATATTACCATTATTATCTATATCCCATTGGTAAATAGAGTTTTGCCATCTTGGAGAAAGTTTTGCAACACCAAATAAACCATCATCGTATATAGATGAAGTCATCGGGTTATTGGTTTTACCATTCCTCTTTTTTAAAACTATTTCTGCTACAGCAAAGCCATATTCAGCCATTGTAACACTATTTAAAACAAAATTATTAAAAGATGTAGCCATATCATCGAATAGCATGCTTCTAATAAGAGTAGCGTATTCTTCAGCCTTTTCTAGTTTTTTGTCTCTTTCTTTATCGTCTTTGGCTATTTCTTTCGGTTTTATACCCCAGTCTGGTTTAAGTGCAATTGCATTTTTAGCATTAATCCAACTGTTTACATAAGGGTCATTTAACCTCATTTCATTGATAAAGTCTTTTTTATTTTTGCCCTTCCACAAACGAGAAACATCATCTGGAACTTTACCATGTACACCTTGAAGGTCTAAACCAGTATTACCAATTTCGGTTTCTATAATATTCTTTCTGCCACGAGCCATTAATATATAATCTCTTTGTTTTAAAACATTTAATCCGTAAAATCTTACAATTTTATTCTAGTTAGTTAATAAAATAATAAAATAAATCAACTCCACCCTGTATTTTTAAAAGTCCATAAACCACCCGCCAGTGAACAATCTGAATAGCTTTCACTTACTGGTGCAAAAGCAAATATAACAGCATCTGCCAAGTCGGGTGATTCTTTAATTTTTTTACGCATTTCTTCTTTAGGTGACACTTGGATTTTACCAGTTTGTCCTTTTTTCCAATCTGCACACATTAAATGTCTTTTAAGTTTTTGATTTCTAGGTAGCAAAATAGGGTTTTCTTGTACATATGGGTTTAACAGGTTTCTAATATTAAACCACAATTCATCACGTTTTCTATAATATAATTCACGTGCCTCTTTTGTTTGTATTTCTTCATCATAACTTAAAGGTTCATCAAAACCAGCACCACCACCAGAGTTTATAGGGATAATATTTATTACTTCTCTTTCATCTATATGGTCGTATATAGGTTTGCCTAAACCATCTCGTTCAAGACAGCAATAAGAACAACCATAATTATTATAAACTTCAATTATTTTTTCTTCTAATTCTGGTGCTCTTAATTGAAATTCCTCCAAATAAATTACTTTATTACCATCTCGTACAGCAATAGTTGAAAAGTCACGACCTAAACCACCAGAAATATCGACACCCATAGTAATAATACCTGATGCGTGTTTTTCTGGATTTTCATAATCATTCATTGATTTTTCTAACCACTGTTGATTTATAACACAATTACCTTCACCATCTGGGAATTGTGCCAAAATACGTGTTTTAAAATCATATTGATTAGGGTTCATTCCGCAATCTTTTAATATACCAAAAGCTGATATAGGATTTACAAGATTTGGGTATGGCAATTTGCTGATAACCTCGTGTTCCCATAAACCTACACAGTCATTTTTCAAAGCATCTTTATAATTTGTACCACAGTATTTGTCTAGTTTATATCGCCAATTGGTAGGCTCTACTTCTGGGATAAGCATATCTTCAAGCCGTATATCAGTTTCTATAAAGTTAGGTGTGTCAAAAGCAGAAATAAATATTCTGTGGTAGTTGCTATCTGGTTGCATAGCGTTATAAAACTCGCCAGTTGGACCATTCGGCAATGTTGGGTTTCCTAGTAATATCTGTTTTGCTAAACCAGACTGTAATACACCTCTAAAACCAGAAAATGTTTGCTCTGAAATACCTTGCATTTCATCAAATAATACTAATAAATTTTTGGCGTGAATACCAGAAATAGCGTTTTGATTTTCTGTTGATATACCCATAATATAAGATAGTTCATTAAACCAGTATTCAACAGTATTTGGTGAATCTGAAAAGTCTTTGGGAAGAAAACTATATTCTTCACCGAATCTATCTTTTACATATTTATCAGCTCTTTTTGCAAAGTGCTTAATGTTAGCAAATATAGACCTTTTGACCTGAGAAAACACGACAGAGGTAATAATTATAACAGTACTTTCATCTGGGTCATCAGATACATTACATACAAAATAGTAAAAGGCGAGTGCACCAATAATAAAACTATTGTGGTCATATACTTCTGTTAAGTACGTATGTGTATTGTCTACTTCTATACATACTGTAGACTGTAAACCTACGTTGTTTATATGGGTTATTTTTTCCCACCTAAAACCTTCGGGGCAATTCTCATAAATATATTTTTGTGTGCGGTCTGCCCCACTTATTTTTGAGCATTTTACACATTTTTGTAATGCCTCTTCTTTACCGAAAATACCTATTTTATTAACAAATAATTCAATATATTTATTTTTATTTATTACTAATTCCCAAGCGTCAAATTGTTTATCACTACCAGTGTATTTAACTTTACGATGTCTACACCAAGTTTCTATACCAAAACGCATTAATAATAATCTTAATTGTTTTATTAAATCTTTATTAGCAAGCGTAATACCTATTTTACAATCGTAGTATTCGCTTTTCCATCTAGGATTTTTTTGTTTTTTTTCTGTTTTTTTAGTTATAGCATAACCATCACATGCGAATATTCTATTAAGAATCAATGCAATTTGTCTAAGAGGAAGCCTGCCTACAAAATCTGGTAAAAGTTTTTCTGTCGACTTACAACCATATAAACCCCAGTCTTTAACCTTGTTTAATACAGGATTTTTTCTAGCACCATCACCAACTACACGATATTGATATTCTCTTTCGTTATTAACTCTTGAGCCTAGTTTTATTACACAATCTATAAACTCCTTTAATTGTTTATTATCTTCTTGTGTAAACATCACACCATTGGTTGTGCCACCATCACCTATTAAATAACCTAATACCTTACATTCTTCATCTGTAAAGTCCAATTTTGTAGGTTCTATATTTTCGTGTATTATGGGGGTTAAAATATAATCACCGACATTTAAATCCTTTGCTTGTGTCCAACCTTCGTCTTGCATTAAACGTGTCTTCCTAATACCATCAACCGTATAACGCTTTTTAACGATAATACCTTTATATAATTGGTGATTTGTAGTACGTGTTATTACCTTGCCTGAGCTAGTTTGAATTTCTAAACACTCTTTTATCCCATTGTCTGTAGCTCTGGCAGTTTCACCACACTGTTTATTAGTGTTTTGGTCATAAGATAAAATTTTAAACTCTTTATTTATTAAATCTTTATTTTTTACGAGTGTACCATCTGCTAAAACGCTGAAATCCTCTCGCTGACTACATTTGCCAATAGAATTCCCAGTACAAATCGCTACCCTATTGTGTTTTATACAATCGAGTAACATCTTTTGCTGGTGTACTGGGAGAGTTATACCTAGAACCTCTTTAAAAAACTCTAAGGGGTGCTTTTTCCATTCTTGTCGTTTACTCGCAAATTCTCTTGCAAGTTCATCATTTGTTTTTCTTTTCACTATTTACCTGCTTTCTATTATTAACTTAGATGTACCCATAAGAAAAATAAACAAAGCCATAATAGTTTTCTTCTAATAGTATTTTAACTAAATTAAAGACAGAAAGGATTTTTTATGCCTAAAAATAATATTTATACAAAAAGTTTTTACTGGCGAAATGGATTAAAAATAATGCCAAGTCAAAACTTCGTAGACAAATTTAAAGAATTTTATAATGAACTGCTTTATAACAATAAAGCAAGGGCTAATAAACCGCCTATAGATGACCAAACGGCTATATTCTTTATTAACATTGTTTTAGAAAACATTATAACCATATTAGATTTTGGTTATAGTTTTATTTGGGGGAGAATGATAGCAATAAACAATAAAATAATTACTTGTCATTTGGGTACAGAAAATGCACCTAAAAGAATGTGGGATAATGTCAAAAAAATTAGTTTTAAGTTATATGAAGGTAGAAATAAAAAAATAAAAGCTAAGATAAACTCAGACAATCAAGAATATATAGATTATATTAAACTTAAAAGTGAAAGATATGGTAAAATATTAGATTATTATAAGGAATATTATGGAAAGCAAAATGATTGGTGGCAATAGGGTGGTGTTTCAAGGCTCTTTAAAAGAGTTACTTAAAAAACATCCAGCTTTATTAAAATATGAAGTAGGGTTGATACTTAAAGCGTTTAGAAAAACTATGTGGTATTTTATAAATAACGCAATAGAGTTTCAATTTAAAAACTTTTTCAAATTTACAAGAGAACACAACAAAAAACGTCAACTATATGTAGTATATCGAAAAGAGTTTCAAACAATACCAGCTCATGATGTAATGAAATTTAAACCATATGAATCGTTTAAAGACTTTATAAATTGTAGAGGAAAATTTGAAAACACACCTCATCGTGAGAAATTAGAAGGTGAAGAAAGAAATCCAGATATATTTTAGGAGGAATAATGGCAAAAATTTTTAAAACAGCTTTAGACGTATATTATTTTTGTTACGAAAAAGGTAATGTAACATCTATACCAGCCTCTTGGTATATAACCAAAAATTTTACGTGGGCAGAAGCATTTAAAAACGAATTAAATACTGATGGTGTACCATTTTATGACATATTTTTGCGTATATATAATGCGTGTTTAGAGTTTCAAAAAGTAAGAAATTATTTAAATAAGCCAATGAATGTACATTGCTTCTATAGAAGTATTGAACATAATGTTCGTGCTTATATTCAAAGTGGTTTTTCAAAAACTGTGGCTAGAATCAAGACTAGACTTGGGGTTCACATGTATGGTACAGCTTTAGATTTTCACGTAAATGGTATGACAGACGAAACCGTTAGACAAAAAATATTACAAGGCGTAAAAGAGGGCAAATTTAAAGTAAGAATAGAATCTGGTACTAATGGATGGGTACATATAGACACGGGTAATCCATTTGCTTCAAATGGTTATAGCTATGGTTTGTTCTAGTTATTGACAAATCTTATTTTATGTGTTACTATTTAATAGTAATACAAAATAAAGGTGATAAAAATGATACACGAAGAGCAGATAGAAATAGATTCATTAAATAAACTAACATCTTTAATAAGAGATAAAAATATATTTAAAAACATATATTATGAGGTATTATGTCTTTTAAATAACGTTAGATACTTCTTTTATGATGTAAAATATGGTATACAAAATATTATATATTACCTACCAGTCATCTGGAAAGATAGAGATTGGGATAATGAATACATATTAGACCTTCTTAAACATAAACTTAAAAAAAATGAAAAAAACTTAAGAAAATATTCATTAGCGGTAGACAGCGAAAAAACTGCTGATGAAATTAAAAATGTTATAGATTTAATTGAAATATATCCAGACATATCATTAAATGCCGACCCAGACTTTAAATATCAAGAATATATAGAAAATATAGAAGATGAAGAAGAAAAAGATTATTGGATAAGAAAATATTATACTTCTATTTGTAATATAGAAGATGAATGTTATAGAATGATTTTTGAACTTTTGGGTAGGAATTCTCAAAAATGGTGGTGGTAATGAAAGATATTATTTTAAAATTATTGAGTATTCTTCATACAACAATAGCTATAGGTGTAAGTACACCGACTGAAGATATAGTATTTGCTATACTTTGGCAAAATATAAGGATAGAGGGAATATAATGGATTTAACAGACGCTTGTTTTGAAATTTTACATTTAGATAAAAGAGCTACTCAAAAAGAGGTAGAAATTGCTTATGAAGTTTTGAGTCAAGATAAAAAGTCTACAGATAAACAGATAAGAGATTATAGAACAGCTTTTGAGTATTTAATGGTTAATTTTTTTAATACAGTAAAATTAGAAGATGATGACAATGAAGAATATAAAGAACAATCAGCATCTGAAATAGCTTATTCTCAAATAATAGAACAAGTTCCATATGAAATAAAGGATTCTATTGATGAACTATCAACATTAGTGGGTGAAGAGTTAAACAATAGAGTTAAAGCGTTGTTGTCTGTACAAAATATAAACCTAAGTATGTTTATAACAAATATCTATAAACTTAAAAGAAAAATATTTAATTTTACCTTTTGGACTAAAAAAGATATGCTTAAAATATTTCAAAATTGTTGCTTAAACCCACTGTTATATTCTACGGCTACTTTTGAGGTTAATTATCCAATTAAAGACGATAGAGTAAAAGACTTACAAAAATCAATAATTAATATATCTAAAACATATAAAAAAGAGAGTTATTTATGTCCAGTTTTTGATGTAAAAAAAACAAATTATGGCATAGACGCATATGTAACACTTGAGAGCAGCCAAATGAATATGTTAAAAATATATTTAAAAAATAAAAGCGTACAATGGGATTGTAATTTGAATTTTGTAGAAATATAGAAAGGGTAAAGTTATGTTAGGTAATATTCAAGAAATAAATGAAAAAATTTCTTCGTTAGAATATCGTATTGATGGTTTGATAGACGATGTAGCAGAAGATAAAATGTTTAAATCTGCAAGAGCAGAAGAAAAATTATTAGCTCTATTGTTTTCGTTAAAATATTTAAAAGAAAAACGTGAAAAAATTAAACAAGATATGGATATGCAAATATCAAGAAAAGAAAGAGATAAAAAATAATGAAAGTAAAATTAATAAATAAACCAGAAAATATAATAGATTTAATTTATACTTCTGCAAGAACTTGTTATAACGCTGGTTCACCAATAGATATGTGGAACGAAGTTGAAAACATACCGCAAGATAAAAAATTAAAATTAATAAAATCAGTAATTAAAAGTTCACATACCTCAACGTTAGAGCATATTAACTTTACTTGGTGTATAGAGGGTGTATCAAGAGCTTTATTAGCTCAAATTTCAAGACATAGACATATATCATTATCTGTACAATCTCAAAGATATGTAGAAATAAAAGAAAACATAGAAGATATAGATGCATTACTTATGCATTTAGACGCTAGTAAAGAAACATTAATATCTATTGTAAATAAATATTTTGTAGACGTAAACGAATCTAATTATCTTGTTTATATTAGAAATTTATTAGATTATCTCGAAGCGATACAAAAGGGATATAAACCAGAAGATGCACGTATGTTTTTACCTAACGCAACTAAAACAAATATGGTTATATCAATGAATTTGAGGGAATTAATACATATCTGTAATCTACGTCTTTGCAGTCGTGCACAGGCTGAGATTAGAAAGATGGTAAAAGAAATGACACTAGCTATAATAGACAAGGAACAGTGGTTAAAAGAATATTTACAACCCCGTTGTGAACAGTTAGGGTATTGTCCAGAATTTAGAGGTTGTGGTAGAAAACCATCGTTAAAAGAATTATTAGAAACAAATCAGTCAAACAACAAGGAAAAAAATGAAAATAAGACCCATAAGTAGAAAAGTGCAATTTAGTGGCAAAGATTTAACACTTGAAGAAATAAATAAACAAGCACAAGAGAGATATAAAAAAGAACAAGAAGATAAAAAATTAAGATGGAAATTATTAATTTTAAAACCTCAAAAATATAACAAAGACAATAACAAAGAGGGTAAAAAATTAGATGAAATTGCTTAAATTTAATAATAAATTCTATAAACTTATAAGGTGTATAGATGTAAATTCTAATGGTATAGAAACTTGGTTAACAGATTTTAACGACAAAGTTTATTTATACAAACAAGGTTTTTTATCATTAGATAATAATAGGTTTTATAAATCTGAA